TCCATAGACTTTGGTACATTATCAACAGATTTGCGAATATCATCCAAAACCCCAGTAAAAACTTGGAAAGACTTCAAAGTTTCGGCATCAAGACCGGTTTTAAACCAGTCCGCTGCTTGAGGTTCTACAACATCGTCCCATAAAAGGGATCTATCTTTATATTTCCTAACAGGAATAAATCGCTTGCTTTCCAATTGCTTGTTGCGTGCGATAGTAGGGGCGGAATGCTTCCTAAAACCCCTGCGGTACGCAATAAATTTCTCAGTGTTTCGCTCGTGTAAATTCTTGTTTGTATTCATCATGATAGTAAATTGTATTGGTTGGTGTGGAAAGTTTGATACCAATTTAAATTTTAAAGAGGAATTTTGTTTTCCTCTATTGGGCTCACATAATCAGTCGTTCAGAACTTACCCAATTTCTAGTTTTGAATAATTGCATTGCGGCAATTGGTTTGATTGAACTGGTTTCTCCATCCAGGCCTTTTTAAGTATGGTAACTTTATGTAATAAGAAACATAACTACTCGCTATTTAAAGCGTATTTCAATAATTTTATTATAAGACTGAAAAATAATTCAAAGAAATAAACTTTATGTCGCAACGACCCTTTCGAGGCCTCGCCTTATCCTCCTTTCCCTATCTAAGGATTTAACTGGCGACGTAAATATCTAGGTTAATCAGAATATTTTAATATTTTTGTTTTTATTTTCTAGGAATTCAACAACACTGAACTGATATCCTACCTTCTTTTATTAATGTTTTTGGGGGAGATGAACTCCTTTTTAAAATATTTTATAATGTTTTTAGTTTGTCTATAAAGACAATTTTGAATTTTAAGTAATTAAGATCTCACACAAAAACGTGAGAAATAGTCTATGTCTATAAAAGGTGATTTCAAATAAGAAAAAGAAGGGGTGCGCAGTAAACAGAGAAGGCACGAAATATACTCTCGTTCTAATGGCTTGGAATATTCATAAAGTCGTTTAAAATGAAGCTACTTCAAGAATAACTGAATTAAGCAAGAAAGGAAAGTTCGTTTCAAGGGTAATTCCCATAAGTGCGAATATAATCATAGGTCTATTATTTCAAGACATGACTCGTCAAATTTAGTGTGCTTACAATATACTGCCGGGCTATGCCCG